CTTTCCCAGGAGGTGTAGGAAACGTGAGATCTAATGATCCTACATGGTTGCGTTTCCAAGAAAGAAGAGCAGTAGCATAATGAAATGGGGGAGCGAAACGCTCCCCCAAGTTTTTAGTCATCAGCGAGACTCGAGAAGTAACTCATCGTGTCATCGTCACTGTCTTCTTTCCATGGTGCCGAGTCATCCGTTGCCTTAGCAGCAGGTGCATTACGCATCTTGGTTTCAACAAACAGTTCATCCTCAGCATCAAGCGGATTAACCTTCTCAGCAGTTGCCATACGAGCACCACCTGTGAGAACAGTATTCATCTTTGCTTTCAGTTCATCATATGACTTAAAGTTCGAAGGATCTAGGAAAGTGGCAAGCGAATGCGCACCCTTCCAGACTTGCTCCAACTTATCCTCATCTTCATCAAGAGGAGTTGGACCATCGAATTCAGACTTATCGTAGTTGCGATAACCTTCAACCTGACGAATGCGCAACTTGAAGTTAGCACCTTCCCACAAGTCGAAAGGATTGACTGGTTTCTCATCCTCAAAGGTTGGTTGCATTACATCCTTGATCTTGTCAAAGATTTTCTTACCATACTTGTAGAGGAAAACCTTACCTTCGTTCGCAGGATTAGCAGGATCGCGAACCACAAGAACGTTGGAGATGTAGGAAAGGCGACGCTTTTGCTTACGAGCGATTTCCTTATTCGCTTCGATACCTGAGTTCCAAAGTTCGGAATTCAGTTCGCCGACTGGATCTGGTTTGTTGATTGTGGTCAACGAGTTCTCGATATACCACTTTCCAGTTGGTCCCTGGAAACCATGATCAAAAATGCGAACCCATGGAAGTTCCTCACCAGAAGGTGCAGGAAGAAAGCGAAGAACTGCTTGACCATTACCTGCCTTATCGACAGTTGGTTTCCAGAAGCGATCGTCGTCGCCACGCTTTTCATTTGATGGGTTTGCGATTGACTCAACTGCTTTCATGAGTGAGTCGAAGTTTCCGCGATTCTTGCGGAGTTCTGATAGTGAATTAATTGACATATGTATTGTCCTTATATTTGCGTTGTATGTTTGTTTAGCGTTGTGTATTGTATTCTTCGTAGTCATCATACTCATCGGTATCATTCCTACTAGAGTATTTATACAAACTCTTGCGGTGTTTGTTCGATTTGTCTAAACCTTTTCGAACTTCTTTTACTTTGGGTTCTGACCCATAGTAGTCTTTACTTCTTGAATTGCTCATTTAACAGACCACTTGACCTTTCTCCTTGATCCATAGTTGAGAGAATTTCGCCCGATCTATACGAACGAACGGACGATACTTAATTATCAAAAGATTTAAATCAGTCCAGATAAAATCATTTAACAATTCAGTAGTTACATTATACCTGAAATCTAGTAGTTTGTCAAGTATAATAACTGTTTCTAGTGAAATTTTTTTCCCAAGTAACATCTTAATTAATATTGGATGTTGATTGCTAACAGATACAAAAGGATCTTGTTCTGACTTCTCTGCTTCTAATAACAAACGACTAATATCATCTGCGAACATGTAAGACAATCTATCTTGTCTACCTTTCCACTTTTCATAGATGTCATCAGAATCTGCACTAAAGATGCCGCCGTTCTTATCACCTTCTGCAAAGTTTGCAACAAAGTAGTTGATAATTTCTTGACGAGCGACGAACTTCTTCGCCAGTTTCCTGAATAGGAAAACATCTCTCCGTTTTAAGAAGGCAGATTCTGATGACTTGACAGCACCCTTGGTTTTGGTGATGTCATAAGACTCAGTAGTGAAATGTAGTTTAAGTGCCATGTAGAGGCGATAAACTTCATATGCTTCCATTAAAGTGGTAATTTCCCGCCAGATTTTCGCTTTAGCATATTTAGTTCTTCTGCTTCTGCTCGAATCTTTTCTTTCAGAGAAGTGGTGAGTAATACAGCAACAGATTCCATCTCAATATCTTTTTTGATACAATAATCAAGAAGAATATCCAAACAAGGAATACCATTCTCGAATGATTGTTTCTCCACGAATTGAGAGAACTCTATTGCTGTATTATACTCTTTCGTAATTAAAAATTCATTGGTTACTTCAGAACCATCCATTACCATGTTCAAAATTATTATCCTGCATAAAAAATGTGATCACCGATTTTTGCAACACGCTTCAGATTCCATCTTGGATTTACATAATCCGCATGGTAGAATAGCACGTTACGTCCAAGTATACCCTGATTTGCCCCAGAAAGCAATACTTTTTCAGCAACTTTTTTTGATTCTGAATATTGCTGGGCACTGCGTATGCTCTTGTTACCTTCGCATACCCATGAGAACTGGCAAACACGCTTAGTTCTCTGATACACGACTGCGCATACAGACTTCGGGAACTTGGGACTTTTTACGCGATTGATAGTTACTGCAGCAACCGCCAACTTTCCTTGAGTTGACTGGTTTCCTGCCTCGTAGTAAATATTGTCTGCTAGACATTTCAATTCGCGATTATTTGCTAAATGTATGTTTTGGGTTTCAATTTTTCTTAATGCGGTTTTCTTTTTTTCTTCTGCCGCATCATCTTTAATCTCTTGGATTACTTCTACAAAGCCGAGGGAATATTCCCTCGTATCTCTCTCGATAGCATCTTCAGCATATGAATTGATTCCATATAAACTATATACTAATACTGTAAAAATCGAAAGAAACTTGAAAAACTTCTTGTTAAAGGAAGTCATCTTATTTCCTAGTACTTGTTAAACTTGAGAGGGTATTAACCAGTGACTCCCCACACTGCTTATCCGAAGATAAAAAAACCTACTAGGCGTGCTTTTTCAAGTAGAGGCATAGTAGGTTATGCAAATATTTATAAGTATGAAACCGCAGCGAGACTCGGTTCAACCGTTTAATCGAACGGTTGATAGTTTTATTCTGTTTCGAGGAAAAACTATCAAAAACCCAATGCTAGCTTATGCAGCTAGAGCAAAGGCAACGTTATCGTTTGCATTTACAGTTTGTGGCGCTTTGCCAGTCAATCAGTCTCGGTATTCCTATTACACGAAAATCGAATTCCAAGGTCACCCCCATCAACAAGAAACTCGTCTTGGCACGTGCCGCAGCAAAAATCATCTTCCATTATACGCACTCTCAATTCTTCTCGGTTAGTATATTGAGAGTCTCGTATATCACGACAACTGCATATTACCATAAATTTACTCTTGGTGGAGGTGGAGGGAGTCGAACCCTCGTCTTTCCGCTTTTATTGTCAACTGTCAACAACTGATAATCTATTTATACTATACTTAACGTAGGAAGTCAAGTGTTTTATGCTTCCCAAGGAAGTTTTTTTCCTACTGAACCCCACTTACCAATGGGACAGGATGCGCGATTAAGTTTAGTTTTTGCTGGCATGAGACAACCACATTTCATACACAGTTTTGCTTTAAAAAATTCACACTGCCTACAAATTTCCATCCGTTGTTCGGACAGTTCACTCACTGGTATAATACCCATTTTCATAAAAGTCGCGAGTGCGAAGAAGTTTCTTCACCCAGTCATCACGCTTTTCGATGAATACCTGAGGAACATCATCTTCAACTGCGATTAGAATTACCAACCATGGAACAGGAATACCAGTACGTTCTTCATACATGATAGCATATGCTGCTGTCTGCATGAAGTAACTCTCGATATATGATTTTGACTTAGACTTGTTGGAAGTCTTAAAATCGATAACAGCACGTTTACCATTATACTCAGCAATACAGTCAACACGACCTGCCATACGCAGATGATCACTGTAAAGTGCAAGTTCCTGACAATGGATGTTGCTGATTGGTTCTAGGATAGGTTTAAACTTATTGAACATTTCAACATCAAGCAGAGATGCCTTGACTTCATCAATCTTGTCACTGACGTTTTCGTTCTTGAGAAACGTCTCAGTTAGCGTGTGAATCTTAGTTCCACGAGTCGATGCTTTGCTTGAGATTTTATTTGCTTCTTCTTCGCCAACACGCTTTCGCCAAGCAGCGATAGAGTCGCGAGAGAGAACAGAAAGAACGGTGGTGGCAGAGGGATATGCAACGCCACTGGCATTTACATAAACTCTACCACCATCTTCGCTCGTAGTTGATTGGGCAAAATCTTCATATTCATATATCGTTTCAAACATCATAAATCCATTATACTATAATTTTTCAGAAAAGTCAAGCCCTAATTATGTTTTTCTTCGTATTCTAAACGAGCAAGGATATATTCCTTGACAAGTTTCGACCTGACAATATCATTCACGGAAAATTCAACCGTCTTAAATGATGGCATCATCTCAGCAATCGCGATAAACTTTTGCAATCCTGACATGTCGTTCTTTTTATTTAGGTCAGTCTGGCGGAAGTCCCCACAGAAGATAATCTTGGAGTTTTTACCGATACGTGTCATTATAGAGTTGAGTTCCATGTCAGTCATGTTCTGACATTCGTCAACAATGATCACTGAATTATCAAGTGTGATACCACGCACGAACGAGGTGATTAGGAAATGAACGGTCTTTTGTTCCTGCATGCGCTGGAAGGGTTGGATGTGATTTAACAAGTCATCACAGATCTCAACATATGGTAAAGTATAGACCTCTGTTTTTTCCTTCTCGTCACCTGGAAGGTGTCCGATATCTCTTGATGGTACTGCTGAACGCACAACAACAAGACGTTCATAATCTGTTGTTGGGTCCAGAACTTCTTCAAGTGCTTTATACATGGAAATAAATGTTTTACCTGTTCCTGCTACACCATGTAGTAGCATTGCAGTGGACTGTTGATTGTAAAGGTCGAAGAAGAGTCGTTGATTCTGTGTTTTTGGTTGAATATTTCGTAGATCCTCATATTTAACTTTGCACAGTTTACTCTTTTCAATTGTTACCTTTGGTTCAGAATTCGATACAACTTGGAGATTGTTTTTTCTTCTCGTCATGAACAGTCCTTAATCTTACTAGAGTGAATACAAAAAAGGCGACGCCACATAGGTGGAGTCGCCGTTTGTTACCGAGGGAGTTCGGTATCTGAAATGGGAATTGGTTCTTTTGTTCTCATGTAAGTATTTATTAAACTGTGTCGCTCCACCACTCTGGAATAGGACGTTTTTTCCACTTTGCCATAGTTTTTTTTGCACCGATATAATAGTTGCGATACGAAACAACTGAACAAGGATCTTTGTACTCGTCGGGCATGGCAGGAGTTGGTTGTGTAAAATAACCAACAGGAATATTAGCAGGTGGTTTTCGCAACCAGTATACTAGTCGATCAGTCGCATGAATCTTACCATAGCGATGCGTATATTCCTGTAAAAGATCCTGAAGCAAGCACATCAACCAATTGTAATTATTATTAGACTGTCGAACCCATATAGCACTGGGATGGTTAATGTGTGATGCCTTGTAAAGTATGTTTTCCATACTCTCATTTTTGAGACGCCAACGTTTAATTCGCCGCCCCGAAGAGGCATCAATATATTCGTCACCATCAAGCATACGATGTGCGGTTGATAGTAATTGGGCATACTCTAAAATCATTTTAACAACGTGCTTATCATTGTGATATGTAGCACAAGTTTTGACGTCGCGGTCAAGGTAAAAGATATTCATAATATATTAGTTCTCAAGTTTAAAGGGGACTTCCTCAATTGACTTACGAATGCATTGAATATGCGCTTTCGTAGTATTAGAAATATACTCTGATTCAAGCGAAAAGTCAATACATTTTATGACATCAACTGGATCCATCTTAATTAAATCGTCAATAATTACACGATTATCTGTTTCACCAAATGCATTAACACAAAACAAGACAATATCAATGTCCATATCCGAATACAACGGTATTCGGTATAGTCGTTTCCCATAAAACTTATCAGGAAATTTGAGTATCTCTGCCATAGATCTATTTATTAAAATACTTTCACTTTATAGATGTTTTGGAACATTGCAGCATCTTTTTCATCATTTACCATCGGAAACCCTTTTATGTTCAGACTGGTGTTGAGTAACATGGGACAACCAGTTTCTTCATACCATCTTGTCAACAATTCAAACAATCCTGGATGCTGCTGTTCGTTTACAGTTTGGACGCGAGATGTGCCATCAACGTGAATGATAGCAGGGAACTCTGAAGGAAATTTACATCTTGCAGTAAACTGCATGTAAGGGGATACTTCAACTGGCATGTCAAAATACTCTGCTGCATGTTGCTCAAGGATAACTGGGGCGAATGGTCTAAACTTTTGTCTGCGCTTGATTGCATTTACTCTGTCCTTAATATCTGGTCTAGTTGGATCGGCGAGAAGGCTTCGGTTACCAAATGCTCTCGGACCAAACTCCGCCTTTCCACTAGCAACTCCAACTATACCCTCTTTAAGCAAAGAAGTCAATAGATTTTCTACAGGATATTCAGCATCAATATTTTCGCCGAGATATGGACCTTGCCAATTAAGTTTTCTACGGTTGTTTGCAGCAATAGCACCAAGAGAACTACCAGCATCTCCTGGATTCGGAATGATCCAAACATTCTTGAAGTATTTCAACGCGATATGATTCGCTGAGCAGTTAAGTGCGCAACCCCCTGATAACACTAGGTTATTTTGTAGAGGGTCTGTCTCCTTGGCACGACGGAGTAGTTTATCGAATTCTTCTTCATAAATCTTCTGAGCAGAAGCAGCAAGGTCAAAATGATCAGGATCTTCGTTTTTTAACCACCACTTGCAACCACGATGCAAATTAGTTCGCTCATATAGTTCGCGCATGTCCCAGTAGTGCTTATTAGAATTACCATACGCTGCCATACCCATCAGGATATACTCATCTTCGTTTGGTTTCAATCCAACTCTGTCTGTTATAGCGGAATAAAATAATCCGAGTGATTTTGGATAATCCATACTCC